GGGCCAGGAATGCCGCCTGCCGCTTGGGCGTATCGATCTGTCGGTGTGCCATGGCGGCGTTCAGGGCCGATACGAAAACGCCCGCTTGGCGGCGGGCGTTGGGCATGATGCGCTGTAGTTGCTGCTCGGTGAGGGGCATGGGGGCTCCAAAAAAAAGCCCGCTCGATGGCGGGTTGCGGTTGTGTTTGAGATGGTGCTGAGTGCGCTTAAAGCTGGACGACCTTGACCGGCTTGGCTTCCTTCTTCTTTTTCTTACCTTTGGCATTGGCCTTGCCCTTCTTGCCGCCGTTGCATTCGACGGCGGTGGTCCAGCCGGCGGGTGTGAATAATTGCTCTACCGCTTCCGCCAAATACTCCCCGTCGAGGCCCAGCTTGATGCCCTGGACCACAATCATTCGTTCGGCGAAGACGTCGGTTCGCCCGGCCATCTCCAAGCGCACGCCGGCGGTGCTGCGGTTGAACGCGGCCAAGCGCGCCTTGGCGGCCTGCTCGGCGGCGGACTTGTTCGGGTAGATATGCCGGTCGGTGTGGACCGCTGGAAGGCCGTCGGGCAGTTCATCATTTTCCAGCTCGACCACCTGCAGGGCGCCCGTTTTCTTGTCCTGGTGTTTGGTGCGCACGGCCTTTTGCGTGTTGCGATCACCGAAGCGGAATTGATAACGGCTCAAGTCGGCGCGACGAAGCACTACGGGGCTCAGATTTTTGCCGCTAGCGGTTTGGTTACCCTGGCGAGGCATCACCAGCAGCTTGCCGTCAGCCAGCTTGGCGGTGCAGTCGTATTGCTTGGCCAGCCGGGTGATAAAGTTGAAATCCGATTCGTTGAGCTGGTCGACGCGGGGCACTTTGGTCTGTACCGGGCATACCGGCTGCCAACCATTGCGGGCGGCCACATCCCGGACGATCTGCTGCAGCGGTACGTTTTCCCAAGACCCGCTGCGCACAGTCTTTCCGCTACCCCGCATGTCGCTCGCTTTGCCCCGAATGCGCAGCGTGTCCGGAGGACCGGATACCTCCACCTCATCCACGGTGTACTGACCCAAACGGGTCAGAGCCTTTCCGGCGTAGCCCAGGTACACCTCAATACGTGCGCCACGTGTCGGTAACGTGACTGCTTGATCACGGTCATCAATGCGCAGCTCGAAGTCGTCAGATTCCATGCCGGGCTTGTCCGACGTGCGCAGCTCCAGCAGACGGTCGTTGATCAGCGCGGTGATGTCCTTGCCGTCCGCGACGATGCGAAAGGTAGGCTTCATGGGTGACACTCCAGAAAAAAGAAACCCCGCACAGGGCGGGGTTCATGAAACGCGACGGCATGGATTAGTCCCATAACTGAACCTCCTCCAAGGTCTGCGCCGGCAGATCCGGCAGCAGGATGATCACGCCAGCACGAAACGGTTGAGGTTCATCGGCCAGCCCCTGATTGGCTGCAAGCACGGCCTCCACCGTGCCGTTCAGATGGCCGTAATAGTGATGGCAGACGGTGTCCAACAGATCCCCGTCAGACGTTCTGCAGGTCGTCGCCATAACTCACAAACTCCAGCGAAAAGGATTGTTTACGTGGAATGCCACCGGCAAGCAGGTGACTTTGTTCTTCGTCAATATTGAGCAGGCACCAGGTGCCCAGTACCTCCCCGTAGCCGGTGGTCAAGCTGAGCGGCTGCAGACGACCGCCGATGGTGCGCAAGGTATCCAGCTGTTTTAGCCCGCCTTTGAAGCCAGGAAAAATCGCGCCCTTGAGGGTGATTTTGTCCTCCCCCTGCCCTACCGCCTGCTGGGCAATGCTGCGCGTCAGGCGTTCCTGGCCGGCCCAGCGGAACGATGTCTGCCGACGCAGTTCATCGAAAGCCGCCGTGTCCAGGTTGAAGTAGTACGGTTGGGCGCTCGGCGCCAGGGGCTGCATGATCAGCAGATGCGGAAAGGGTTTCACCGCTTCGGCCGCCGGGGTCAGCTGTGGAGTGAATGCACCCGTGGGCATGATGTTGCTCAGCGACGGGCTCACCTGCCCAGCGATGCGATTGATCGCCGCGCCCGCCTTGCCCGCCTGCTCCTTGAGCGAGCCCAGCCGTTCCTGAACCTGACTGGCCGCGTTGACGGCCTGATTGTATTTGGCTGCCACTTGCCCCACGGCGGACTGCGCCGCGTTGATGGCTCTCATGGTCCGCTGGACCTTGGCGCCGATGTCCGGCCCGATGAAAGGCACGCCCTCCAGTTCCGAGGCGGCGCCCGTCATGTCGCTGATGGCGCCGTTGAGCGGCCCCAGCATGCCATCGAGACTGGTACGGCCAGACTCCCCCGCTGCAAGCAGCGATTTTAGCGCCGATTGCATTTGCTCCATGTAGGCCATGGCACCTCCTTAAACGTGAGGGGCATCGAACAATTGGCTCGACGACTGTCGAGCGAGCGTCTCCCGAGAGAAAGCCTCCATGAGCTGACGCAAGTGCGGCTCCAACTCCCGAGCCAACTGCGCAGGATCTTTTACATCGCCCTGAACGGTGATGGAGACATTCGGCGCGAAGCTGAAAGCCTGTTCGACCTTCGGCAGCACGGATGGCGTAGGTTCCGCTGGCTTGACGACCTCGGCAGGCTTGGCCTCTTCGGCCTTAGCCTCACTACCAAACCAGGACTTGCCCAAGAAGCTGCCGATGCTCTCCCCACCCAGGCCGCCCAAAGCGGCACCGATTGCGCCGCCAATGGCGGTACCGATGATGGGTACCACTGAACCGATGGCGGCCCCTGCTGCACCGCCGGCCAGGGCGCCCGCGAAACCACCCGCAGCCCCGCCATAGCCCTCAGCTTTTTCGTCTTGGGTCGTGGCGTTGAGCGCGGTATCCAGAACTCCCACCCCTGCATCCAGTACGTTACCGCCGGGGAGACGTTTGGTGGCTCGAGTGATGCCCCTGACCGACTGAACCGCACGGCCGAGCGAGCCACCGGACGCCGCCTCCGCAGCAGCCATAGGCGCAGCAGCCAACAGACCCACCTTTGGCATGACAGACACGGCGGCAGGGGCTGACACGACCGGAGGACTGGGCACCCGGCCGGGTAATCGCGGACGCGAAAGGGTCCCAATGCCGCTACGGCGGCCACGCCGGCCACGTTGGCGCCGACGTGCACCGCCGCCAGGATCTCCTCCAGGACCAGAGCCTGCCCGGCCTATCGCATCAGCGTTGACGACAAATACACGTTGCGGCTGAGTGCTCAGTCCTGCGCCGGAATCGTTGCCTGCCCCCATGAGCTTGCCGAGAGCACCCAGGCCCTTATCGACCGTCTTGATACCGGTTTTCGGTGCCTTGGCTACAGCGTCACCCAGCGAGCCCACGCCTCGTTCCATCGCCCGGCCGCGAGTGATGTTGTACAACCCCTTACCAATCTTGACCGCACTGGTCGCCGACTTGAGCGCTATCAATCCGGCCGTGATGCCGGCAATACCGAGCACCACCGGTTGCGAGCCGTCAGACAGTTTTGTCAGCCAACGCACAACGGAGGTAAGCCCCTGGGCAACCGCATCAGTCGCAGGCCGGATGGCATCGCCAATGCTGCGCATGCCATCGCTGACCGCTTGCCCCAGCTCGTCCCACATCTGTTTCGATGTCTCGCGCCGCTCGGCCAGGTTCTTGTCCAGGATCCCACCAGAAGATTGCGAGTCCTTTTTCAGTTGCTCGTACAGCTGTTTGTTTTGCGAATAGGCCGTAAGTGCCGCCTTGACCTGCATGTCGGCGAACAGGTCACCGGTACGCAAGGATTTCTCCAGCGCATCGAGCGCTGCCTTGGCTTTCTCCGGATCCGCTTCCTTACTGATCTTGGCCTGGGCTTCGGCCATCTTCGCGGCTTTGGCTGGGTCGGTGGCCTGAATGTATTTCATGGCCAGGGCAAAGCTGGATTCCAGCGTAGACATGCCCTTTTGAATGCCAGTATTCAGCGAGGCTTGATAATCAATGCCAGCGTCCTTGTACGCCTTCACCACATCGCTCGAACCGATTTTCTCCATCCAGTTCTTGAGGTTGTTGGCCGCCTCGTCCGAACCGCCGGCCGTTTTCATCTGGACTTGGAGCATCGCACCCAGGGAGCTGACAGCGTCCATGCCGGTGCTGCCATTCTTTTCCATGGTGGCCAGCAGTTGCGGAAACCACCGGGCCATGTCGCTGGCTTCGAAGCTGCCCGCTTGGCCTTGAAAGGCGATGGCCTCCAGGGCCTGCTGCATCACCTTGGGATCGGTGATCTTCGCGTTCTGCTGCAGCGCCATGATCATGCTGGCAGTGTCGACGCCCGACGCGCCCTGACCGATGGCGAACTTGGCCGCCGTCGGCGCGTAGGCCATGGCCTGCTTGAGGTCCATACCGGCACCGACCAGCTGATTCACCAGATCCGCCACATCGTTTCGAGCCATGCCCGTATCGCGTGAGGTCTGGATCACCGTCTGGTTGAGCTGTGCCTCCTGTGGCTTGTTG